TGCTAGCGAAAAGAACAGTCATGCCAATTTTTTCCTGGCCAAGAACGGTGTTACTAAAGATGCTATCATCAATTATGTTGGCAAGCTAAAGGATGGTAAGAGCAAAGAAAGCAAAGTTGCTAAAAAACGTGATAGCGAAAAGATTCTTGCCAAGTACACAACTAACTTGAACAAGAGTGCAGAGAAACAACTTATTGACCCACTGATTGGCCGCGAGAAAGAAGTGTTCCGTCTTGCACAGACACTTACTCGCAAAAAGAAAAACAATGCTATCATGGTAGGTGAACCTGGTGTAGGTAAGACTGCTATTGTAGAAGGACTTGCCGTTGCCATTACTCGCAACGAAGTACCAGAAGTTCTTAAGAAGAAAACTGTTTACAGCCTAGACATGGGCAAGTTGCTGGCTGGTACACGTTACCGCGGTGATTTTGAAGAACGTATGCAACATGTTCTAGAAGCACTAGAAGAACGAGATGATGCTATCTTGTTCATTGACGAAATCCACATGATTATGGGTGCAGGTGCTGGTGGTCAAGGTAGCATGGACGTTGCTAACTTGCTAAAGCCATCCCTAGAAAAAGGTAAACTACGTTGTATTGGTAGTACAACTTATGAAGAGTTCCGTGAGAACTTTGAAAAGGATCGTGCATTACTACGCCGCTTTACAAAGATTGACATTAACGAGCCAACAGTTGAAGAAACTAAACAAATGTTGCGTCAAGTTATGCCAGTATACGCAAAGTATCACAACCTAGTTGTAGGCGAAGAGTCTATTGACTTGGCAATTGACTTGTCAATGAAGTATATGTTGGATAAAAAGTTGCCCGATAAAGCAATTGATATCCTAGATAGTGCCATGGCCCGTTTGCGTGTTACAAACACACCAGCTGGAACAGAAATTACCAAGGATCATATTCGTCAAGAGATTAGCGACTTGACTCGAGTACCTATTGAACAGTTGGGCGAGCAGAAAAACGTTGCAGTTGCGGATCTAGAAAGCCGTATGCGTACAAACGTGTTTGGTCAAGATGATGCAATTGAACGCTTGATGAACATGGTGTATATTGCCAAGTCTGGTCTTAAGGAAGTAAACCGTCCAATGGCTAACTTCTTGTTTGTTGGTCCAACAGGTACTGGTAAAACAGAACTTGCTAATCAGCTTGCTGAAGGCTTGGGCATGGAAATTGTTCGCTTTGATATGAGCGAATACAAAGAACCACACAAGATTGCTTCCTTGATTGGTAGCCCGCCGGGTTACGTAGGTTACGGTGAAGGCAAAGCTGGTAGCGGTAAGTTGATCAACGAACTAGAGCGTGTACCAAATTGTGTATTGCTATTCGACGAAGTTGAAAAAGCACACCCAGATGTACTGCAAGTTTTGCTAGGCTTGATGGACAATGGTATTGTGACAGGCTCTGACAACAAGCAAGCAAGTGCTCGCAATGCGTTTGTTATTTTAACAAGTAACTTAGGTGCAGTTGATAGCGAAAAGCATGTTATTGGCTTTGGTGGTGGTTTAAACAATGATGCTAGCGAAGAAGCAGTTAAACGTTTCTTTAGCCCAGAATTCCGTAATCGTTTAGATGCAGTTGTTAAATTTAACCGCTTGCAACGAGATGTTATTCGTCGTATTGCTGATAAGTTTATGAATCAAATTCGTGAACAACTTAACGGACAAAATCAATCTGTTAGCTACGATGATTCTGCACTCGACTACCTAGCTGAACACGGGTACAGCGAAACAATGGGTGCTCGTCCAATGAAACGTCTAATCAATGAGCAGGTTCGCTTGCCTATTGCTAAACGTATCATTAAAGAAGGATTTAGTAGGCACCATGTGTCTAGCAACGGCAGTGAATTAGTAATTGGCAATGAAAATACATAATACACAAAAGCTATTTTGGAAAAAATGGCCTTTTAAAGCTATTGTTGAAATCACGCCGCATCGTAGTTCTTCGACCGGTTGGGGAAGGATCAGGAATCCCGAAGTACTGCGTCAACGAAATATTAGTATCAACCAAGCTAAAAACTGGTGCTCTAAGACATTTGAAGACGTAGGCCTTCGAAGCGAGTCCCATCTAAGTGTGTTCTTAACAACCGAAGAAGACTTAAACGCATTAATTGCATACTTTGGGGATAAAGTTCTTGAGGTATGGAAGCCCGTAAACGAATCAGCTAAAGACATAATGCTTAACCATGAGTATGATGTAGTTAGGAAACGTCCATGGTATGGAAAATATCCTATCAGAGCACGTATCAGTTACAACAATGACTTCAGGGTTAAAGCGGTAGATAATTTTAAAATGGCAGTCAATTCGCTCGATCCAAACGATTGGCATTGTGCAGGGCTATTAAAAGAAATTATTACCAAAAAAGAACTGCCTAGGACTTATGGATGGGGACAACCTCTTCATTTGTACTTGGCCAGTGCTGATGATGCCGCTATGCTACGTTTACAATGCGGTGATTATATAGAACGATTCGAAAGAATTCGTCCTCCAGATTGATCTAGCCTGCCCCCAAAACTTGAGCCTCCGCTAAATACAGCTGGAGGCTTTTTAATGGCAAAAATTCACGAAGAACTAATCGTTATCAAGGTTAGCAAACTGCACAAAGACGCTGAATCTGTTGGTACACTAGTTGGCGAAGAACTAACAACTAACTTAGAAGCAGTAGTGCAACAGCTTGTTGGAGACGATGTAGTTGTAGAAATTATCAAGGAGTAAACATGTCTATCAGAGTTCAAAACATGTTTATTCCAAATGGAAATTTGGACCAAACTGGGCCAGCAACTCGTGCTGACGGTTACTATGGTTTCTCAAACGGATTTCATACCGTTGCGTTCTATATGAACAACTTTAAAGGGAACCTAATACTCGAAGCTACACTAAGTGACGAACCCAGAGAATCTGATTGGTTTCCAGTTGGACTTGGTGCAAATACAACATTCTATCAGGTAGAAACCCCTGAAACACGAGTTGAAACATTCAATATCGTTGGAAACTTTGTGTATCTAAGAGCAAAGATCCAAAGAAGTCATTTAGGTCAGCCCGCATCCGCACTAGGCACTTGCGAGCGAGTAATCTTAAGCCTATGAGAATAACAGGAGAAACACAAAATGGCGATTAACGCATCTTCAGGAGGACAACTACAAGGTGGATCTAACGGTCCAGGCAGCGGTGGCGGCCTGACAGAAGAAGATGTCCAAGATATTGTAGCCAGTCAAATCGAAGTAGGTACCGACATCAGTATCGGCCTACAAACAAGTTATGACGACACAACCGGTAAACTAATGATCAGCTTAGCTGGTGCAAATGGTGGTACCGGTGGTGGCGCAGGGTCTATTGGAATTAAAGAAGACGGTACTGCCCGTGGCACAGCAACAATTTTAAACTTTGTTGGACCAAGTGTTGATGTAGTTGACAATGTTGCTACTATCACAGGCGGATTAGATTCTGTTTCAATTTACGAAAATACATCTAATCGTGGAAACTTTACAAGCTTAAACTTTGTCAGCGGTGCAAGTGTTAACGTAGTTGATGGCGTAGCAAACGTTACAATCTCCGGTGGCGGCAGTAGTAACTTCAGCGGAAACTATAACGACTTAACTAATAAGCCAACGCTATTCAGTGGCAACTATGCAGATTTATCCGGCAAGCCAACTATCCCAACAGATGTAAGTCAGTTAACAGATAGTCAAAATTTATTAGGCAGTGGTTCAGGCGGCAGTAGCTACACATTGCCAGTGGCCAGCGCACTTACACTAGGTGGTGTTAAGGTCGATGGCACATCTATTACTATAAATGGCAATGGTGTAATCAGCGCAGTTGGTGGAAGTAGCGGCGGCGTTACATTAGGTGATGTTGGCACATATTTGTCTGCCAATGGTTATGCCACACAAACTTACGTACAAGGACAGGTAAGCAATTTACTAAATGGTGCACCTGCTGTACTAGATACATTAAAAGAATTAGCAGATGCATTAAGCAACGACCCAAGTTTTGCTTCTACAATTACAACAGGCTTAGCTGGTAAATTAAACCTAAGCGGCGGCACAATGACCGGTGCTCTAACATTAGCAGGCAGTCCTGTTAATCCTCTAGAAGCCGCAACAAAAGCTTATGTTGATCAGAAGGTAGCCCAAGGTATATCAGACGTTGGCGCGGCTGTCTACCTAGACGATTTAGTCGACGTCGACTTATCTGGTGCAACTTCTGGACAGCTATTAGGTTGGAACGGCACAAGCTGGGTTCCTACAAGCAACTCTGGTGCTAAGGGTGATACAGGTGAAACTGGTCCTGCAGGTCCTGCTGGTCTAAGTATTAGTTCTGCTACTGTAAGTTTACAAGGTAAACTGTTAATTACTCTAAGCAATAGTCAAGTTGTTGATGCTGGTAGCGTTGCTGGTATTAGTTCTGCTACAGTTAATAGTAGCGGTAATTTAATCCTAACTAAACAAGATGGCACAACAATTAACGCTGGTAACGTAGTTGGCCCAGCAGGTGCAACTGGTGCAACTGGTGCTCAAGGTCTAAAAGGTGATACAGGTGATACAGGCGCCGCTGGTATTGGCGTAAGCTCTGCTACAGTAAATGGCAGCGGCCATTTGATTATTACAAAAACAGACAGCTCAACAATTGATGCTGGTAGTGTAATTGGTCCAAAGGGAGATCAAGGTGCTACTGGTGCTACTGGTGCTACTGGTGCCAAAGGTGACCAAGGCGTTAGCGTATACCAAGCAACAGTTGATGGCGACGGCAATTTACAAATTACATTAGATGACGCTACACAGATTAATGCTGGTAGCGTAATCGGACCAATGGGTCCTCAGGGTGTACAAGGTCCTGCAGGTCGTAGTATTGCTGGCAGTGGTGTTGTAGTAGACGAAAACGGATATCTACAAGTTACATTAACAGACGGTACAATTTTAAATGCAGGTTATGTAGTTGGCCCACAAGGTAGCACAGGCGCAACAGGCGCAAAGGGCGATAAAGGTGATACAGGTGATACAGGTGCTACTGGCGCCCAAGGTCCGGCTGGTACAAGTTATACAGTTAATGGACAAAGTGGTAGTGTACAAGTATATGGCTTAGGTAGCACAACACAACCTGGTTACCAGTTAGAAGTTGATTTATCTAATAGAGCAAATAAGCTTACAACACCAAGAACAATTAGCCTGACAGGTAAGGTTACAGGCCTAGTTAGTTTTGATGGTAGTGCTAACGTTAGCATGACTACTGCTATTAGCGGTGTAACAACCAACGATGTTACTGAAGGTACAAACAAGTATTATACAGATGCCAGAGCAAGACTTGCACTAAGCTCAAGCAGTGATAGCAGTATTACTAGCTTGATTAGCTATGATGATACAACTGGTACTATCAAGTATCGTGCCAACACAAGCTACATCACAGAAGGTAGCAACTTATATTTTACAAACACTCGTGCAGATGCTCGCGCAGACGCACGTATTGCGGCAAGTAGCATTAATGCACTAAGCGATGTTGACACAAATACAGTGGCTCCAACTAACGGCCAAGTATTGACTTGGACAGGTAGTGCATGGACTCCAAGTTCTGTAAGCGGTGGTAGTGGTGCAGTATCTAGTGTTAACAGCAAGACTGGTGCAGTTGTTCTAAGCACAGATGATGTAACAGAAGGTACAACTAACCTATACTTTACTAACTCACGCTGGGACACACGTTTAGCGGCCAAGACAACAGACAACCTAAGTGAAGGTGCTACAAACAAATACTTCAGCAACACATTAGCACGTAACGCAATGGCCGCTGGAACAGGTTTAAGCTACAACAGCTCAACTGGTACATTTAGCTTGAATACAAGCACAGACAATGTATCAGAAGGCAGTTCAAACTTATATTACACAAGCACACGTTTTGATACACGTTTAGGTCAAAGCAACTTAAATCAACTTGCTGACGTTGCAGATACAACTCCAACAACAGGCCAGGCACTTGCATGGAATGGTAGTGCATGGGCACCAACAACTATTAGTTCAGGTAGTGGCGGTGGTGGTGGATCAAGCAGTGGCGTATTCCGTGCCGCTGTACAAGTTGAATATGATGCATCTGGTAACCTATCAAGTGTTAGTGTTCTAAATGGTGGTATTAGTGCAGTTATTGCTACAGCTACAAGTACAACTGCTACAGTAACATTTACATTCACAGGTAGTGTTTGCGCTCCATTGGGTATCCAAGTATATGGTTACCAACGTGCAAGCAATGTCTATGTAACACGTAGCATTGGTAGTGACTATACCTCAAGAACATTAGCAGGTGGCGGCAGCTCTGGCAGTCCAAGCGCATTCAGTGCATTTGATGCTAGTGCTAACACAATGACATTAAGTTTAACAAAGGCATTAACTGGTGCAACAGCGGCAGTTGGCCAAACAACTCACTGTGTTGTTCAATTCTTACTAAGTTCATAAGGGTAGTAAATGTCAATAAATGCTTGGAAAACCAGCTTTATAGGATTAAACAAGCCAGCAAAAGTTCTTGCTGGCATTGCAGAATCTTTCACTCCAGTGGCACTTTGGCCTTATGCCAATGCCACTGATGATCCTTACTGGTCAGGCGGTTCAAACCCACAATACTATCGTTGGGAAGTTACATTTACGGTAAACGATAGAACTCACGGTAGTAATTTAACTCGCACTCCGTTTAGCTTTAATGCACAAGACATTGAAGTAGGCGACTTTGTTGCTGGTGCGGCCGACGGTAAAGTTTGTCAAATTATGAGCATTAGCGAAAAGGGCAACAACACCCTTACCGCTATTGTAGAAGATAGACTGCGATACAATACATTCCGTGACCCAACAGGCTTTGGTTTGTTTGGTGCTCCGGGTCCAGTTATCTTCTTCCAAATTAACGAACTAGGATTCCCAATGTTGGATCCTGTTCCCGGCGAAGCGGCAGCTGACTTCTTTACCAACGTTATGAGTAGGTTCCAATACATGAACCCTCTAACAAATTATTTGCTTGAGCAACCTGGGCATGGCTTTGAACAAGGTGATTCTATTTGTATAGAAAACGGCCAATTTGCTTTAAGCGACCCGGACAACATTGATCGTTTCATTGGTACTGTAGTATATCCTGGACCGGGCCCTGATCAATTTATTCTACGTCCAGCTAACGGTATTATTGACTTTGTGCCAGGGCTTCCTGGTAATGTTGGGGACTACCTGTATCCAAGTTTAGATGGTAGCGGAAACTTAACAGCAAGCGATGCTAGCCGTCGTCCTATCTATATGAAAATTGCCGATGCTATTGTTACATCTACAACAGGCACAGGCATTGATCCAACAGGCACCGATGGCGACATTGTTGAAATTAACAGAGTACAAGTTCCTTTGTATAGCGGCAACGGCACATATACACTAGAAGAAGCCGTTACTCTAATAAATGCTGAAACAGCAAATCATAAAGTTACAGCAGTTAAAGTAGGTGCCGCAACAGAAACAGCTAGCGATGTTCCTGGACAAGGTAGTGCTTATGGCATTGTAGCTGGCTATGTTCCTTTTAGTGCAGAAATCAACGGTGTTACTGTTAACTTTACAACAACTACCAGCGGTAGTGCTGCCTATGGTGACCCAAGCGTTGCCGACGCCAATGACATGGTGGCAGATATTAATGCCGCAAAGATTACAGACATTGTTGCCCAAGTCATCGATGGTACAATTATTGGATTAAGACACAATGCAGGTGGCGCAATCAACATTGTGAACACAACGCCTGATGCTAACGGCAATAACTTTGCTGGTGCCAACTCTGTATCAAGTTTGCCAGAAACTACTAGTGCCAACACGACAACATTTGCATTAAGACTTATTAGAGCAGATGGTGGTCCGTTAACTATTAGAGATTTTGCTGGCGTATTTTTTGATACTGCTGGAGTTTTGAGTGGACAAAATGGTCGCTATGCATTAGGTCTAAATATCGAACAAGGTATTCGTACAGGCGGCATTACAGTAGTGTCTGACATTACAGCAAGAGATGCATTAAGAGCATTGGTAGGCGATCAATGCCACGTTATCAACGATGGCAATGGGGAATGGGCTACATTTACATATGATGGTACACAATGGACAAAGACCGGTGGCCAACGTAGCGTAGCAGTTGATGCAAGAACAATTAAAGAAGTAGTTGCGTTGCCTGGTGCAACAACTACTATTGGCACAGTCAGTGAAGATCGCAGAATTTTAAATGTAAGTGTAACAGTACTACAAGATTTAATAGATGCACCAGACTTTACTATTGATGTTGGTGCCAATACAGTTTGGCAGTTTAGCCAACACGGTGCAAGTAAAGTAGGCACGTATGTTGTAGACACCGATTTAGTTACAACCAACAGAGAAGATGTAGTTGTAAATATACCTAGCAATACCGCAACAGGTAATATTAGAGTAGAGGTATCCTACATATGAAGACTTTTAATAACACAGCAGGAACTACCTCAAGTGAATTTACAATTGGTGCCGGAACAACAGGACTAAGACAAATTGTTTTAGGCGCAGTTTGCTCTGGTGCAAATACACAAGCAGTTGATCGAGAAGGAAACGGCATTAATTTAGAAGGCGTTGAGTTCTTTGATATGAAAGTACTAGGCGTTGACCAAGCAGGCAATCGCCTAACTAAACAAATAAGAGGAAGTGCAGTTGTTGGTGGCTCTATTCAAAAAATTGAAGACACATTCGAAGAAGGGTTTGATGGTAACGTTTCTTTGTCTTTAGTTGGAAGTGCATTAAATATTGAATGTCAACTAGGATCGGCTACAAATGCAACATTTAGTATCTATACTATGTTGCAAAGAATAAGTTAACAGGAACGAACATGGCAGATAAAAAAATTGTAGACTTAGGTACAGGCGTAGCACTAGGGGCAAACGACTCTATTGTTCTAGTACAAGGTAATGAGACACTAAAAATAAGTGGTCAAGATGTCGCTTTAGGTATTAAAACCATTGCAGATCTTGCTGACAAATCATATGTTGATTCAGTAGCGGCAGGCGGCACTGGTGAAGCTTTAACACAGATAAGAAACGAATTAGATCAAGTTAAAAATGATGTTTCTACAAGGCTTCCAACAGCTAACTTTGGATTAGAATTTTGGAATGCTTTACCTTATGTAACAACATATCATATCGCCGAAAACGTTAATCTATACTTTACAAACCAAAGAGCAATTGATGCGATTGGTGCAACTCCAAGTTTTAGCAAAGTAACTATTCTTGGTAGTGTTACAAATAATTCAGATGCGGCAACTAAAGAATATGTTGATAGCCAAGTAAACAATATTGACGTTCCAATTTCTTTAGATGACTTAACCAATGTTTCAATTTCAAGTCCAACAACAGGACAGGTGTTGAAATTCAATGGGTCGCAATGGGTTAACGGAGTTGACGCATCTAACAGTATTGGTGCAGATCCTACATTCAGTTCTGTAACTGCATCTACATTAAATGTTAAAGACATAAACTTTACAGGCACAGGTCCAGTAAACCTTTATAGTAGTAATGACGTTAACATTTCAGCAGTTGGGCGTATTGCTTTCAACGGAAGCGAATTAGCAGATGTTGCATTTAGTGGCAACTACAATGATTTAATAAACAAACCAACTGGCAGCGGTAGTGTTTCATGGGGAGACATTACAGGCAAGCCAAGCTTTGCTACTGTAGCAACAAGCGGTAGTTATAATGATTTAACTAATAAGCCAACAGCACCGACTTTTGATAGTGTTACAATATCAGGCTCTGTGACAAGCCCAACACATGCCGCAACAAAGGCATACGTTGACGCACAAGTAAATGACATTCCTGCACCAACTTGGAGTGCATTGACTAATATTAGTAACGAGTTTGGACCTACTAGAATTACACTAGGTCGCTATGCTGGCGGCTCATCTGATGCTGATGGTTATGGCGGATACGGCGGCTATGGAGCATATGGTGGTAGCAGTTATGCTATTGCAATTGGTAATAGTGCAGGTAGAGAAAATCAAGGTGGTGCGGCTATTGGCCTTGGTGTAGCAGCCGGTAATACTAATCAAGGTGATAGTGCTATTGCTATTGGTTTAACGGCTGGTAATTCATTACAAGGTGCGGCAGCGATTGCTATCGGCGAATCAGCAGGTAGAAGCGAGCAAGGTGCAAATGCAGTTGCTATTGGTAACACAGCAGGTTACATGAATCAAGGTGCAAATGCGGTTGCCATAGGTTATAGAGCTGGCGAGATGAGTCAACCAGCTGGTTCTATTATTATTAATGCCAGCGGCAATGTATTAGGTGGTAGTGCGGCTGGTTTGTATATTGATCCTATCAGAAGTTCAAGTGCCACCGATTACGTTGCATATTACAATCCAACTACCAAAGAAGTAACATACGGACCTGCCCCAAGCGGTGGTAGTGGTGAAATAGGATTAGATCCTACATTTACTAGTGTAACCACTACTACACTTAATGTGCAGGATGTAAACTTTACTGGTACTGGTACAGTAACAATCAACAGTAGTAACGACTTAAACCTAACTGCGGTTGGTAATGTTTTACTAAATGGCGAAAGAACTATCAGTCTTAACGACTTAAAAACTGTAGTTGCGGCTTCAACAGACTTTGCAGATTTCAAAGCAAGAATTGCCGCTTTATAAGGAATAACAAATGCGTGAATATATTATTACAGTCAAAGACCCAGCAGTATGGGATACAGGTCTTTGGAACGAATTGACAGTCGACGGCCTTGGAGATAACTTTATTCCTAAGCGTCCAATCGAAGTTTTAAACGAACGTCCTTTCAACGAGTTCATGGCTCACTTTAACTTAACCGATGAAGAAGCCGCAGAAATTAGAAAAGACGAAAGAATTGCATTCGTTGAGTTACAAGCAGATTTACAAGAAGGTGTTAAAAAAGACCACTTTGGTACAAGGCCAACGTACTCTTATGATAAAAGTAACTCAACATCTAACTCAATGAAAAATTGGGGGTTACTTCGATCAACTAGACCAACAAACCCATTTGCCTCCACAAACTCTGTAAGCGCAGGATTCACATACAACCTAGATGGCACAGGGGTTGACATTGTTTTTATCGACACTGGTATTATGCCAAACCACCCAGAGTTTGCAGTCAACGCCGATGGCACAGGCGGTAGCCGTGTTGTTGATTTTAACTGGGCAAGTTTAGGCGTTCCTGGAACTCCAACGTCAGCGCAAATAGGCGGCTACCTTGGCGACTCTGATGGACACGGAAGTCATTGTGCTGGTATCTCTGCAGGTAACACACAAGGCTGGGCACCGGGTGCTTCAATCTATAGTATTCGTATTTTTACTGGTACTTTTAATCCTAGCCTCGGTGCAATTAACTCTGACATTGCCTTTGACATTGTTAAGCAATTCCATTTAGCAAAGAAGGCAGCAGGTAACAATCGCCCAACAATCTGCTCAAATAGCTGGGGATATTATGGGTCATATAGTGGAATGACTTCTACTGTATATCGAGGACAAGTTTATAGTGGCAGCTCTAGAAATAGTAACTACGGCCAGGTATACACTTATCATCCTGCCGTTATCAACTACTTAGACATAAGTGCCACAAGTTGTGCTAACGCTGGTGTTATTTTAGTTGGCGCGGCGGGTAACTATCGCCATAAGATTGATGTTGATGGCGGCATTGACTATGACAACTTCTGGACCGATGGTTGGGGACAGTATTATTATCACAGAGGAAGTAGCCCAACTCGTGCAAACGGTTTTATTACAGTTGGTGCAATTGACAACTCGGTTACTGAACAAAAGGCCTATTATAGCGAAACCGGACCACGTGTTGATGTATATGCACCTGGTAGTATGATTATGAGTGCATATAGTGCCGGGGTTTCTGATCCAAGAAACTCATCATACTTAATTGGTAAGATTTCGGGTACTAGTATGGCAACACCACAGGTGACGGGAATGTTGGCTTGTGTATTGCAAGCTAGACCAAATATGACACCTGCTGAAGCAAAGCAGTTTGTAATTGACCAATCTATTAAAAATGCTCTAGTAGAAGGTAGCAGTACCACTTATACAAGTACTACATACTTGCAAGGCGGGCAAAATAGAATATTGCAAACTCCGTTTACATCTCCTAACCGAGGTGGCATAACCAGTTAAAGGACAGCATGGCAGATCAGTCGGCCTACCAAAAAAGGTTTGGCGGCAAAGTGGAGGATAGTAAATATCCTCCAAATGATTTCATTGAAAGAGTTTTAGGTAGAGCAACTGTTAGGCGTTATAAAAATCAACCACTAGCAGAAGGTCAACTTGAACTTTTAATTGCGGCCGCACAAAGTTCTGCTTCAAGTGGCATGCTCCAAACATGGAGCGTAATCGCCCTAACCGACAAAAAACACAAAGACTTATTAATTGAAACACCTGCCGCCAAAATTACAATGGGTAGCGTTGATTCATCTAATATGGTTGCACTAGAAGAATGTGCGGTGTTTTTAATTTGGTTAGCAGACCTAAGCAGGGCCGACAATATTTTAAAGGCTCATGCCAAAGAATACAACATAGACCAGGGCATACTAGAACAAACCTCTAAGGCAGAATATCATCTTAAAGCCATTATTGATGCCGCCATTGCCGCCCAAACATTTTCGTTAGCCGCTGAAAGTCAGGGTCTGGCTGTTATGTACTGTGGCGCAGTAAGACAACTTTCAATAGAACACTTACGCAAATCTTTTAACCTTCCTCCACTTACATTTCCTATATTTGGTATGGCCATTGGCTATCCCATGGTCGATTGGTACAAGCCAGTGAAACCAAGATTGCCAACGGATTTAGTATTGCATTATGACTCGTATAAACCATTAACAGATATGAGTAAATTGGACGATTATAATAAGATACATAAAGAACAGTTCACTGGATCTTATAAGCTAGTCAACAAAGATTATGTTGAAAGGCTCATAGAACGGATGGCAGTAACTGATGATAAAAAGGCTGTAGGACCAAGCCTTAGACAAATGGGTTTTGATTTTAACTAATAGGTGAAACATGGACAACAAGCACTACCTGAAGATTGCCGTGGGTAGAGAATTAACAGCTCACGAGTTCGAAGAGCTAACTGATATCATCGAAGAAGAAATTGGCGAATATGTTACAAGTGATGATGTTATTGAAGGCAAAGAAGATGGCATGATGTGCTATTTCTTTGAAATATCAGAACCTATACCAGAAGACGCTACCTCTATTGAATTACTAACGTATGAGATTGATCAAATAATCCCGTCAAAGATTGAGTGGACTATAGAGTCGTTTTAATGAAATACTCTCCAGCGGCATTAGAAATACTCGGTTATACACGCCGAAGTGATAAGTGGAATGACTTTGTAAGCAAAACTATGGCTACATGGTACAAGTTCACGCCCGACCATAGTGAAAGCAATTTTGTGTGGGTCAACAACGATCATCACAGAAACGCACAGGGAGTAACGCATGGCGGCGCACTTATGACTTTTATGGATTATTGTATGGGTGCAACACTTTGGGATTTAACCGGGGGAGGATTTGGGTATACAATGGAATTGAATAACCAATTCATACATCCTGCCAGGATCAAACGTTGGATCTTTTGTCGTGTAGTTCCAATAAGTGTTGGAAACGTAATTGAGCTCAGCGGAGAGATGCGAGTGAACGATCCAACTGGTATGCCAATCATGAGAAGTTATGGTAAGTTCACTTTACCAAAAAAGCCAAAAGTGCTTGACGACAACGAGTAGTATTGCTATACTAGAGCATAGACAATAAACAACTACAGGAAAACAAATGAAAATCAATCTACGCAAAGCATCCGTCGTCCAACAAACTATCCTAGACGAAATTAAGCGTCTGGGCACCGAAGACACTACCGTAAAGGTTAGCCTTTACGAGCAAGACATTGAGGCTCGCCTCAATGAGCAACTGGCAAAGGTCCGTGAGAATCATGCAAAGGCGGGTCGCCTGCTTAATGCAAATAAGTTTTTGCGTGGCCTTGTTGCACGTAAGAATGCCGAGGTTGGAGTCACTGACTACTTGGCAGAAGAAGCAATGTTGGCTTCTGCTGAAGCCCGTCTCAAGGCATTTAGCGAAGCTAATGTTCGCCCGAACCTAGAAAGCCTTAAGGCAGAAATCGAAAGCCGCAAGGCTAGTGGGGCAAGCGAACGGGCAAGCATTTATGGTCGCGAGTACAATGTGGATGTAAACGTTGTACCAGTTGAGTCTATCAACGAAGCCAAAAAAGAGCTTGAAAACATTCGCAAGCGTCGACGCAAGATCAAGGACGAGATGGTTTCCATCAACGTTCGTACCGAGATTGAAGTACCTGAACAGGTAGCACTTGTGCTAACTGAGCTCGGGCTAGACTAAGTCTGCCACACTTAGTCCGGGGAGTAAGACGAAAATACATCATCGATTATCGATGAATACAATACTGAATTAGTCTTGAAAACTAACTCAACCAGCTTTGCTTAGGTATTACAATATACCTTGATGTTTGATGATATACCTAAGCAAAAAGCGTATGTTTGATTCTAGATATTTGACTTTTGCTGTTTGACTATTTTCGTTCCCCGCTTCGTGGCACTAAATAACTGCATGTTAACTGCAAACTTTAAAGCTAAAAATAGGCCAGATATATCTGTAAGCTGGTCAAACGTAGATGACCTACATTTGGTAGTAGACCGTCAAACTACTAATTTTGGAAAATCTCATGTTTTATCAAATGAAGAATTGAAACATGAGATTGAATCTGAATATCAAATAATCTTTGACTTTATAACACACAACACTAATCTACCCAATAATCCTGTTATTTTAGACATTGGTTCTGGATCAAGTATTGTAGACATGATACTTTATCAGTATTATGATTGTAAGGCGTCTATGTATTTGTTAGACGGCTCGACTTTAAAAGATGACGAGGGTGGGCATCCTTCATTGCATCACCGAGACTTCAAACCATTTAATAAGTGGGAACCGGTTGTTGATGCCATTCGAACCAACAAATATAATAATGCCAATTTTAAAGTCTTGACAACTACACAAGAGTGGCCAGAGCATATGAAATGCGATTTAATTTTTTCAAACTGTTCATGGGGCTTACATTACCCCATTGAAACATATTGGGAAAAGGTAAAGGCCGCACTAAAGCCAGGTGGCTATCTTGTTATTCGTCCATTTGTCAACTTAAACAATCCACTTGAATTAATAAACAGCGAATTTGGCAATCCACTGGTAATAGATAATATTGAAATGCATTTTATCAAAAGTCAGCGTCCAAATGATTTTGAACGTTGGGCGAAGATATTTCCTAACATCGACGATATGGAGATCTGGGGACATAGGGCGATTTGGCAAAAACCTTTATGAACAGCTTAGAAAAAATCTGGGCCAGAGCCACTGGACACTTAATGGGCCAAACAGATGATGATCGGCCCGACGTTCCTATTCTTACAAGACGAGAGGCCCGAGTTGCTTTAATCCTAAAAACATTTTGGGTTGTGATCCATGTAATCACCTGTTTGTTTATTTGTGCTAATGTGATCCGCCATTGGTAACTTGACATGCCAACGAAATAGTGTTATACTATTAGTATGTCAACTATATAGGATTTTACAATGGCAACCAAATCAAAAGCAGTTCCATTTAATGGCCGATTGGCACCCTTACACTGGTCGTTACCAACACCAGCACACTTACAACCAAAACCAAAATCAAAACCAAAAAAGAAAACTACTCCTAAAAATGTAGTCAGCGTCGAGCCTAACGAGCATCACAAGGATATGATGTGCAAGCCCATTGTACAAGGAGACTATGTACTGGCTGTCCAAAATAATAGACCTTTTCCGTTTAAAGTAGTAAAATTAAATGAAACAACAATAAGCATTGTGCCTGCTATTAAAGCTAGCGATCTTGGTCGCAAGTCTCTTATTGCTATTAGGGCCACTGGTGGATCAATTCCTGCTTATAAAAATTATAGGCGAGAAGGTTGGAATGTGTATGTCATTCCAAAAGAAGAAATTTTTATGTATCACTTAATGGGTAATGTATGATTGGTAAGGTGGGTTTTTGTTGCAAGTATGTTGAGCCTCATCCTAAAAAGATTTTTGAATCTGTAGATGGGCTTAACACCGGCACCACTACGATTAGTTGGCTCAAGCGACAAACCCGTGACGCCGCTGAACAAAAGCTATGGGACCTTGTGGTCCAAAACCTAGAAGCAACTCGTAAACTTGTTCAAGTAGTAGGAGAACAAAATGAGCAACTCCGTATGGTCCGTCTTAGCAGTGATATCCTCCCTGCTTATACTCATGTCGATTGGTCTGCTTTTTATAAGCGAGCAGATGTCATTGGACTACTTGAACGAGGATTCTCGCAAATCGGCGATCTGGCTCGCAGTAAACAAGTACGCCTTTCTATGCATCCTGGCCAATTCACTGTTCTTGCTAGCGAGAATCCTGGTATTGTTAATAACTCTATAGAGGAATTTGAATATCATGCGGATATGGTACGCTGGATGGGATACGGAAAGTCGTTCCAGGACTTTAAGATTAATGTACATATCTCCGGAAAACGTGGGCCAGCAGGCATTAGGGAAGCTTATCAACGTCTTAGCCTAGAGGCTCGTAACTGTATAACTATTGAAAATGAAGAAAATACACACAATCTTGAAACCTGTCTCGAACTTGCAGACCTATGTCCAATCGTTTTGGACATTCATCACCACTGGATCAATTCGGGAGAATATATCGATCCTACTGATGTACGTGTTCAACGGGTTATTGACAGTTGGCGTGGTGTCCGTCCTGCTATGCATTATAGTGTTTCTCGCGAAGATGTACTCGTTGGTCATGCCCGAGACGTCAAGCCAGACATGGCCGCCCTTTTATCGCTAGGCTACAAAAAGCAAAAACTGCGAGCACACTCTGACTTCTACTGGAATTCAGCAGTGAACGACTGGGCCGCGGGCTTTAGTAAGGACTTTGATATCCAATGTGAATCTAAGTGCAAGAACTTGGCTAGCTTTGAATTTGCAAAATTAGTGAATGGTCACTAAAACTCCTAAAAATCGTTAAAACGGGTTAGAACTATGTTGCACCGCAACATATATAGTGTTATACTAGTGAAAACACTGATAGTGTTTCTACTAGTGGTAGTGCTCATAAGAGGCTACCAAAAACTCGCTTAACATTAAAGGAGAATAAGCATGTTTGATTTCCAGAAAGCTTTCGAAGCTAACCAAAAATTGGCACGTGACGTGTCTACACAAATTGCATCAGCCGCTGTTGAATTCAGCAAAGTTGTAGTTGATGCCAACACAAAGGTTGCTAACACACTACGCGACCAAATCACAGAAGTTTACAGCAATGTAAAACCTCTAGCCGGCTTTGAAGCATTTGCTCCAAAGACAGCAAAGAAATCCGCTAAAGCAGATCAGGAGTAATTGCTTATGTGGGAGAAGATTAAAAATGTCTTCTCCCAGTTTAGTACTCAAAAAACACTAACCTGGTGGGAAGAACAATATCTAAATTCGGCGCAAAACCACGCTGATCTTGAACATAGACAACGACAAATAGAATATCGTCGTAGTCGTGGTAATGACTATTGGGGAGCCTGCTATGAACGCAATTAAACAATTTTTTCTTGCCCTACTAGAAGGTTTACAAGAAGCTAGAGCTTACAAAGCAAAACGTCTTGCAGAAAAGTATACCAATGTATGACAACCGTCAGACGTGTACTGCCAGATGAATATTACAAATATCGCAAACATTTAAAATCGCTAGATGCTCATAGCAAATATCTTAGATTTGGATATCATATCCAAGACTCAATGATTGACAGTTTATGCGATAAGTTTGAAGCTGAGTTAGATAAAAATATACTGTTTTGCATTGAAAACGACGAACTTGAGTTTGTTGCTGTTGGTCATATTGCACTACAGGATGAAATGGAACTTGCTTTTAGTGTTTTAACTGAGTACCAAGGCAAGGGTCTAGGAAACCAGCTTTTCAAACGAGTCATACAGTGGTGCAGAACTAACAGTAAACTAAAAGGTTGTATGGTTTGCTTGAGCACTAACTCAGTTGTTAAACATCTTTGTTTAAAGTACGGAATTCATTTGAAAAATGATGGGCCAGAAACAATGGCAAGCATAGAGTTAGATCGACCAAATCTTGGCACTTATATCACAGAAGCCACAGAAAGTAATTTAGCAATAGCTGATTATTTAGGTAAAAGACTGATACGCGGCCTTCGCTACAAATAAGACTCTGCTAAATAATCCGGAGGCTTTTTATGAAAATTGCAGAACTTGAACAACCCATTATAGGGGACATTGTTGAATTTGAAACAGACCCTGATACGGTTGTTGAGGGCATTATTATAGGCGAAACTGAAGACGGGTATATCTTTGAGTTTAGCCAAACCGGCTACACAGAATTAAACGAAACTTGCACACATGGCAAATACTACTGCTCTACTGATAAAAAGTGGAAATGCCGTCAGGGGCCAAAACAAACTCGTAGTACCGAAAGCATTGAAGAAGCACATCCAAACAGTAAAATTTACGATAAGTGCTGGGATGGCTATAAAAAAGTTCCTGGTAAAAAGCGTGGCGAAAAGGGCTCTTGCGAAAAGGTAGACGAAGCAGAGTACCAAGGCCGTACAGTTCCGCTTGGCAAGCCAATGAAAGGCGATGTTAAGAAAAGCAAAGTTTATGTGCGTAATGATAAGGGTAATGTTGTTAAAGTAAACTTCGGCGACCCTAACATGCGTATTAAGAAAAGCAGTCCAAAACATCGTAAAAGCTTCCGTGCTCGCCATAATTGCGACAATCCGGGCCCACGTTGGAAGGCCCGTTATTGGTCCTGCAAAGCTTGGTAAAATATCAAAAGCCTCTGCTAAATACTGCGGAGGCTTTTTTGTGATAATAAGAGATTTAACAGAAGCAAGTGGGTATATTGCACGTAATGCTGAAGAAGCAAAAGATCCACGCTGGAGTGCTAGTTTAAGTGTAGATGTAAAGACCGATACTATGCGTAAGCAAATTGGTGCATTTTTCCCTACTACTGCACCCAACGACGGACAAACACAAGTTGAAGAAGCCAAGGAAATTACAATGGAAAACGAACAATTAAATGAGGGTATGGGAAGCGTTAATGTCGATACAGAAATTGACATTAGTCGTATTCGGAAACTTGCCGGACTTGCAAACTCAACAACAGCCGCAGGCGTTCCAGTTACCGAAGAAGTTGAAGGCGACATTAGCCCAGAAGAAGCTGAAGCACTTGCAGATCAATTACAAGAGCAACTTGAAGTAATGAATGATGCTCTAACTGCAATGGAAGGACTTGTTCGTCGTTACTTGCCACGCGAGTATCGTTATATGGAAGCATACACTTTTGCACATATCAAAACAAGCTTAGGTGGACATGGCTATGTTGACCGTATGACTCGTTCTATTGAAAGCTTAATTGAAGACCTACGCGACCACGAAGATTATGATGACGAAGATACATTATGAAGCAGTATCGCATAACTGCCGCAGATTTTAATCCACCAGATTCTGATACAACAATCCCTGATTGTTATGTAGATCCTGCGGTATTACATGCGGTTCGTACTGGCCAAGAATTACCAACCCCACGTGCTGAAATTAAATCCGAAAACTTAGGCAAGTTTCAGCACGACAATAACATTAAACCTGGCACCGAAGCTTGGTTCAAGTTATGGTTTGCTAAAAAAGAAATCACAGGCGAAGACCGCTATGGAAGAATTTGATCTTAATCGTTTAAAAAAGTTAGCCGGTCTTAGTTCTGGTGCTAAAGGTGATGGGGTTGAAAGTCCACTTACACATGGTGGTAGCGAAATTGGCGAATACATGAAGAAGAACAATATTGAACCAGGTACAGAAGCTTGGTTCAAGTTATGGTTCTCTAGACCAAAACTTACCAGGGAGAATCCATATGGGCGAACGAAATAACGAATATCCTGTATACCCAGAGCAAGAAGGCGAGTGGGATAGGCCTATTAACCCTTACAGTCCAGTATAACTAATAGCATGACAACTCATGCTATTATTCTGGGTGGCATACTCAGAGATCAAACAGGCCGACCATTGGGGCCTTATAGACTACGCACTTCATTGGCGAACCACGGTTTCCGTGCCGAGGTTATTGACTACGCATGGGCTTTACGAGAAGACGAACTCCTAATTTTATTACAGCGGTATATTAGTAAAGACACACTTATCATTGGGATAAGCAACATTTGGTTCACAACTAGCGCAGAAAAAGATAATAAAGAATTTAATAGATGGTTTACTGAAAAATTTTTTCGTATAGTTAAAAGAGAATGGCCTTGGATTAAGATTGTTATTGGCGGGACAAAAACTGCACTAGTCCAAGGAGCAGAATTGTTGAAGTCTCCTGCTGACTGGTGGTTAAGTGGGTTTGCTGATATAGGACTCCCTAAGCTATTAAAATTTTTAAGTGGGCAAGAGAATGACTTGCAATATAGAACAGATTTTGATGGTACACATATTATAGATTGCAACATGCACTATCGTGTTGAAAACATGGATGACTTAGAAACTGTCCTAGAACCAAATGATAGATTTTTACCTCACCAACCTGTATCATTGGAAGTCAGCCGTGGTTGTATTTTTACATGTAGCTTTTGCACACATCCCTTCTTAGGTAAAAAATCATTTGAATATATTAGAACTGCTGAAAGTCTTGCCACAGAACTCAAACGTAACTACGAACTGTTTGGCACAACGAGATACATTATCACCGACGACACATTCAACGACAGTATGGAAAAGCTTGAACGTGTTGCTCGTGCAATTGATATTAGTAAAATACCCAATTTTGAATTTGTCAGTTATATTAGAAGCGAGCTACTAGTAACCAAGCCTGAAATGATTCCAATGTTAAAACAACTTAACATCAAAGGTGGTTTCATTGGCTTAGAAAGCATGAACAAAGAAGCAAGGCAAGCAATTGGCAAAGGTATGGATGTTGAACGTGTTATGGAACGTCTTGCTGAGTTTAGAGATGCAACCAATGTTAAATTATATGCAAGTATGATTGTTGGCTTGCCAGGTGATTCATTAGACGATGCTTACAGCTGGTTTGAACGTTTCAAACGAGAGCAACTATTCAGCGAATGGGGCTTCCAGCCACTTGGTATGACGTTTGACGAGTTTGGGCAAGGAGATAGTATATTCAGCAAAGATCCTGCAAAATATGGATACTCTGTGTCCAAAAGTAAAGATGCGAACGCCTCACGTAACTACAGTTGGACTCATAAACTAGGATACACAAATAGAGAAGCAAGTATAGTGGCTAACGATATAAACACACAAAGCAGGGAAATTGATAAGGCAGCTGGATTTGGCGTAGCAGAATATTGGTTCCACGGCGCCTCAGATTCTGACATTGAAAACATGAGAAGGAAAGATTTTTCAGTCAATAGTAGAGGATTTGAAAGTGGCAAAGCTCGAGGAAAAGTTCGTGTCCAAGAAGCTAGAGACTTTCTGGGTAAATCTTTAAAAGAGTGGTAGATAACTAATGTGCGGGCTTAGAGCCTATTATAGAGGAAAACATGAAAAAACTTTTATCAGCATTATTACTGGCCGCAGTTGCATTAGGTGCACAGGCCAAAGAAAATATCACTCTCATTTATGCTTTTGGCGTCGGTGACCCAATGGCAAACTATGACCGTGCTGTTGTCGCAGAAGCAAACAAATTACAAGACAAATACAATTTTATTTTTGACGTTCGCCCAGGCGGTGGCAGTTCTATTGCAGCCAACTATGTAAAGAACACACCAAATACAATTTTAGCAACGTCTGGTGCGTTTTGGGTTAGACCAAACTTTTACCCAAATGAAAGTCATAACACGGCCGACTTCAAAGGTATCTTGCCACAATGCGATGACTCGATGAGCATTGCTAGTTCAAAGTACAAGACTATCAAGGACATTCCAACCGACAAGCCACTTAATATGGCTATCACCGGACTCGGTGTTGTTAGTCATTTGATCGCTGTTAAGTTTACTGAAAAGTATCCAAACATTCAGCTAGTACCATACAAGTCTCCTACTGAAGCTATCGCGGCTTTACTAGGCGGACAAGTTGACTTTGCCGTTGGCTATGTCGGCGACCAAGAACGTTTAAGCACAGAAAAGACACCAATCTATATTCTTGGTGTAACTGGTAAGACGAGAGTAAATGGTCATCCAACACTTGTTAGCGGTGGGTTAAATCCACTACTTGGCGATAGCGATAATCCTAACCAATTCTTTGTGCCAGTTACCTGGAGCAACGAAAAGTATAAAGAAATTCGTAGTATCTTAGTAAAAGCATCTAACACAAAAACAGTTCGCGATGCTTATGCTTCTAACTACTGCAAGTCTTTAGATCAAATGGCAGACAAGGATATTGATCGTTGGTTTGCTAATCAAGAACGTCATTGGAAGAAATTAAGCGAAGGCGTAAAAGTAAACTAATGTGGTACTGCAAGTTTTTAAACTTGCCCAGCGTAGAGAACCTAGATTCTAATAGGATAAGTGTGCAAATCAGCCTTAATTACAATCCTTACCTGTCTATAAATAATATTGACGAACCTACAGAAGGCTAGTCATTATAGACGACCCCACACAGGGCGAGTCAAAAGGAAAACTAATGAGATTCTATGAAAAGGTAGCCCGTTCTCTGGGCAAAGTAGTCACATGGCGAATTCTTGTGACAATAACCAATTTTATTGGTGGCTGGTTAGCAAGTGGAAGTTGGACGGTTGGTCTAGGTGTTGTTTCATTTGCATTAGTAGTTAATAGCATATTATACTATATTCACGAACGTGCATGGAATCGAATAGATGCAGGTAAAAAAATAGAAGAAACACAATCATAACTAAATAAATTTACCCACCTTAGGGCCGTTGTCGCTAACGGTTAATAGCACTAGTTGCTATAGGCGTCAAACAGGCGGCTGCTGCCTGGACCAGGATTACGCCAGATTCTGCTCAAAGTGAGCTTTTTTTTATGACTTTTATCCCAAAATGCTAAATAAATGGTGCAAGGCCAGAGAGGCTAAGCACTAGCCGATTAATTACCGGCAAACAAAAGGACATATAGTCATGACTACAAAACTAACATGGGTTCTAGCCCACGAGCCGTACGATCTATTCTTACGTGCCGCTGAAAAATTCTCAAAAGAAGTCAGCGAAAAAACTGAAGGCGCTTTCGAAATCGAAATCCTTGGTTTAGCCGAATACGCAGCCAAGTACGCCGAAGGTAAAGAAATCAACAACCGTTTCGAACTACTAGAATTGCTAGAAAGCGGTAAGGTTCAGATGAGCCAAATGTACACAACAACACTTGGTCAACTAAGCCAAGACATGTTCGTATTAGACCTACCATTCTTATTTGAAGGTCACGACCATGCTGAGCGTGTACTAGACGGTGCTATCGGTCAACAACTTTTCGCTAAGTTAGCCGAAGAAAGCAACGTTCAAGGTTTAGCTTTCACATACAGCGGTGGTTTCCGTATCATCCCAGCATCTGTTGCTGTTGAAAAACTAGAAGACCTACGTGGTCTACGTGTTCGTGTTCCAGCTAGCCCAGTTGCTAAGGACACATTCGAAGCTATCGGTGCAGTTCCAGTTGAAATGGCAATCGAGCAATTAGCTGGTGCTTTAGCTTCTAAAGAAGTTGACGCTGGTGAATCTACATACCCACGTATCTATGGTATGAAGCAAGCCCAACACGCTGAGAGCCTAGTTCACAGCGAGCACAGCTTGTTCTTAACAAGCTTGATCATCAACAAAGATCTATGGAACAGCCTAGACACAGCTACTCAGCAAATTTTTGCTGACGCTGCCTTAGCTGCCGCTAAGATCGAACGTGCCGAGTCTATTGCTGACATCGCTCAGACACAAACTCGTGCTGTTGAAGAAGGTATCAATGTTGTTCGTCTAAGCGACGAAGAAACAGCCCAGTTCAAGGCTGCAACAGCTCCTCTACACGCCAAGTACGAAGCCATCTTCACAGAAGGTTTAGTAAGCAAGATCAAGTTAGCTTAATTTTAAGTTGACTTAAAACAAAAGGGCTCTTAGGAGCCCTTTTCTTATATCTCTTTATGCGTTCGGTAGAACAGGGTTTTTCTTCCTGTTTTCTCTGCACTTCTTAAGGCACTAACATTATCAACATGAATAGTGCTACCAATGTTTGTTGCACCCATTTGTTTTGACAAACGCTCAACTTCTGTTAGTAATATATTGTTAATACCCTTTTTTCTTTCATCGTCGGCTGTAACTGTCATTAGTATCCATACCGACTTGTCTTCAGGTATCCATCTATAATTTACTGCGCCAACAAACTTACCATCTATACGTTCGGCCCATACCACTGGTGTGTTATTACCAAAATGGATGCGATGTATGGCCCATCCCTTTTCGTATATCTCTACCCAGCCTTTCCATAGTGGTAAGAATGCTGGAGTGAAATCGATTACATCACTACGCATTAGGATCAATGGGACACCGAACTTGTCTACGGTCTCCCCAATTTTTTTAAAGTTTTGGCTCATGGTTGACTTTGCTTTCGTTTTTACTTATAATACTTACATTGTCACGATACACCAAACACTATGTCAATGCATTTAGAAGGTCCTTGGCTCAGTACCACGGGCAAGAAAAAAGGTAAACGTAAGTTTGCATCTGCAGAACACGCACGAAAGGCCCGAGAATTGGACGAAAGTTGGAAAGAGCTCCAAAAGAAATGGGGTGTTGAAGCCGAAGAAAAGAAGCGTAAACGAGCCATGTCTGCTCCGGTGTTGTCTACCGTAGCAAAAACTCATGTGCGCGATACTGGTCCTAGAATTCCCAGCCTTAATGGTGGCAAAGATATGAGCCCTGCTATCAAGGCCCCAGAAAAAGTTTACACAGGCACCAAGGTCCTTGGTATTGGTACCATGCACAAATCAAATGCCATTCCTATCTTTAGCGATGAAGAAGCGATTAGCATCTCATCTATGCGCCGGTAAATACACAAAGGAGAGTGCCATGAAGAAACTTCTTATTATTGCATTAGCAACGTTGGCCCTAACAGGTTGTGCTAATCGTTATGTTGGTCCAGCTATTGTAGGTGGTGTAGTTGGGTATAGTATTGCTAATAGTCAACCACGTACAGTTGTGGTTCAACAGGCGCCAGTTTATGACGCAGGTCCAGTTGTTATTGTCAGTGAACAATGCAACCAATATCCCTTTGGTCTAGAGCGTACAGCATGTGAGCGTGGCGCACGTCAACGCTATATGGAAGAACAGCGTAAGCGCGAACAAGAAGCTTATCGCAGGGGCTATGGACGCTAAAAGTTAGTAGAAACTAACCAAAAACCCGCAGATTTTGCGGGTTTTTTGTGGCTAAAATGCAACAAAAAGTACTAATCCCTGTTTGTTGCGAAAAAACAACAAAAAATAGGCTCAAAAAAGTCAAAAAAAGCCCTAAAAATGGTTGACCACCGGCCCAATATGCGTTATAATACATACATGAACAGCAAAACAGTAACCCGCAAACGCCGTACCGATCGCAATCACGCAATTTACGAATTGTTTTGCGAAGTTACTGGCGAAAGCTACATTGGTATCACTGTAGTTGATGGTACTGCATTGTCGTCTGTTCGTGGCCGTTTTAACCGTCACTTGAGCCGTGCTAACACAGAAAGCAAAAACTGGGCCTTGTGCGAAGCACTTCGTACATATGGCCGCGAAGGCTTTACTCCTTACCTGCTTGAAGTAGTGCGCGGTAAGACAGCGGCTCATGCACGTGAACGCGAACTGATTGCAGTATTGCAACCAGCATTGAACTCACTGTAAGGAAACAAAATGGAATTCAAAGTTGAGGCCGCAAGCCATATGCGTAGGAAATTCCTTACGTTCATTATGCCCTCTATCATTGATCAGCTGGGCCTAACCAACAGCCGCAAGGCTGTACTGGTCAGGGTAGAGGACGATGGGACCACCAACATGGGTTCTACTACTAACCTGGACTTTATTGACAGCTATCTTATCATCCTCAAGCCGGCGTCAATGAAAAGTCTAGGTGTTACACTTGCACACGAAATGGTTCATGTGCGACAAATGGCCAAGGGTATGTTGGTACCAAAAGCAAATGGTGTCAACATGTGGCGTGGCAAGCGGTATGGCAAGAAAACAAAGTATCTTGACATGCCGTGGGAAGTGGATGCCTTTGCAAGACAAGAAATTGTTTTGCGTAGGGCACTGGAATCTTAAACTTAAGGAGAATCTAATGTTTGATCAAGTTACCAAAATTGAATTTAATGGCAAAGTGTACGAGCAGTATCATGGCAGTCCATTTGATCGTGGTAGTGCTGACAGCTACTACCACCGCCCTCGTGAACCTCATAAAGGTGGCGTTGGTGGTAACAGCGGTCCTAGGATTGAGAGACTCAAACCCGCAGAAGTAGAAGCTTACCATGCTGGCTACGATTGGAACGAAGCCCACGGAGATAAGAAAGACTGGGGCTGATTAGATAGAGCCTTACAAATTAAACGCACCAATTAGGTGCGTTTTTTTTAAACTAATACTTTAGTAGTAAGTTAGTACTAACTAACTTTGTTGTAAAAATACCACAAAAATAAGTTGAAAAACGGTTGACCATTGGCCCAGAACCTTGTATAATACATACATGTTCAGCAAAAAGGAGTTCCAGATGTCAGCTAAAAAAGATTGGACCGTTGCAGTTTACAAGCGTGATCGTCGTTGCAAAGCAGGCGAGCGTTTTGTTGCCAAGTACCCGTTCAATGGCATGGATCGTGAAACTGTTGAACGTGAACTCCGCGAGTTGACTGCCCAACTTTACCCCAAGAAGGATGGCTGGCGCTTTGACGTTCAAGAACGTTATATGACAGTGACTAACCTTATGACGGGTAAGCCTGTTCAAATTGAAGCTGACACCCCTTGGTGTTGCAATCCTGCCAGCGAAACCTACTGGAGCATGTAATGAACGCTATCCCCACCGTTGAACTTAAATTTTGCGAGTACGACAAGAACCGTAAGGTTCTAAAATTGGCTAGCGAATACTTTGGTATGCCACTGACATTCTTTGTTAAGAGCCACCACACTGGCAAGGAGGTTCGCTTCGTTCCTGTTACGCCTGCTGACAAACTATTTGACCAAGACCAATGGGACGGCGAACAGCAAATTTATCGCCCGCTTGGCAATGTGCCTGGTGTTGATCACATGGTTATCTATAATCAGTACTAATATGAAAATTTTATACGTTGTTCAAATGGACATGGCAGAAGAAGGTTATGCCCCAGACTGGGCTAATATCCGAGCCTGTAAAACCCAAGAAGCCGCAGTTAAACATGTTGAATGGATGCGTAAAGAATACGGCGAAGATATCCCTTTTCAAATAACAATGTTAGAATATTATAAGGAATAATTGTATGAACGAAAGAATTAAAGAACTTGTTGTCAAATCAGGTAATGGCTTGATGCGTGATGGCAAACTGTATCCGCACATTGGTTCACGCACACAAGAGGATTGGGAAAAGTTCGCCGAGTTGATTGTGCGGGAATGTGCTGAATATGCTGAACACAATCTGGATATGGCTGGTTACAAGAAAAAATTTATGTTGAAACATTTCGGAGTTGAAGAATGACCCTGCAAACCGTAATCACTAACCTGAAGAACACAATCGCAGGCAAGGAATACATGCTCCAAGAGTTGGTTGGTATGCAGGCTAATGATATTGCTAAAAATATTGCCAATGATGCTACTATTGAGTTCCTACGAATCAATATTGACGAACTGAAAAAGATCCTAGCTGATGTTGAAAAGTGTGTGGAAAAGGATGTAGAACAATCGTGGCGTGACAATCCGGACCGTATGGGCGGACAGTTTACGCAGGAAGAAATCGACAATGCAAATCGTTGGTAAGCAATTTGTCCAAAAGACTTGCAATAAGGTAGAAATTATCTTACAATAGAACTAAATAGATCAGCAGAGGGATAGACCCAAAGCGCAAACTATACAAAGGATTTTTGTATGCCAAAACCATATGAGACACTTGTCCTTATTGGACGATTTCAACCGCTACACAATGCACACCTTGAAATTATCAAGCGTTGCACAGCACTAACCAATCAACTCGTAGTCATCGTTGGCTCTTCATATCAGCCACGAACCTATAAGAACCCCTTTACGTTCGAAGAGCGTGAACGGATGATTAAAGATGCGGCACAAGGGCTCAACCTCCGTGTTTATGTCGAGCCTAATGTAGACACAATTTACAACGACCAAGCCTGGGCGGTTCGAGTCCAAGGCATTCACAGCAAGTATCGTTGCCTTGGCACCAAGGACGGTATTATTGGTCATAAGAAAGACGACAGCTCTTTCTACTTGGACATGTTCCCACAATGGGATTTTGTCAACGTAGAACAAATTGAACCTCTGGGTGCTACAGACATTCGCGACCTTTACTTTAAGCGCGATGCCAACATGAAGTTCATTCAAGGTGTAGTTCCAGAAAGCACCTTCAACTTCCTAATGAAGTTTAAGACTACCGCTGAATACGAACAAATTATTCGCGAGCGCGAGTTCGTAGAAACATACAAGAAACAATACGCAAGCCTGCCTTATCCTCCTGTGTTTGTAACTACAGACGCAGTTGTGATCCAAAGCGGCCATGTGCTAATGATTAAACGCCGCAGTGAACCTGGCAAAGGTTTGTGGGCATTGCCGGGCGGCTTCCTAAACGCAGACACAGATCGTAGCGTCCAAGATGCAATGATCCGTGAATTGCGAGAAGAGACTGGCATTAAAGTGCCGGTACCAGTGTTGAAAGGTAGCATTCAAGATAACCGTGTGTTCGATGCTATCGGGCGTAGTACCCGTGGACGCACAATTACCCATGCTTTCAAAATTGTCTTACCTGATGGCGAACTGCCAAAAGTCAAAGGCAGTGATGATGCAGAAAAGGCCAAGTGGGTGCCTATTGCAGAAGTCCGATCAGACGAATGCTATGAAGACCACTACGAAATCCTACAGAACTTTGTAGGTGCCTAAGCGATAGACGCAAAGGCTTTATTGATAAGGAGTTTATCATGAAACTAGCAAAAAACATTATTCTTAACACCGACAGCTACAAAGTTAGCATGTTCAAACAATACCCAGTAGGCACTACTGGTGTTTACAGTTACATTGAAAGCCGAGGCGGCCGATACGATCGTACCGTGTTCTTTGGCTTGCAAGCATTTATCAAGGAGTACCTAATTGATCCGATCACGCAGGCTGACATTGACATTGCAGACGAGATACTCACGGCCCACGGGGAGCCATTCAACCGTGCCGGATGGGAGTACATTCTCCGGGTCCACGGAGGGAAGCTTCCGGTCGTTATTCGGGCTGTACCTGAAGGCACAGTGGTACCTGTTAAAAACGTTCTGGCAACAATTGAAAACACTGACCCAGAGTGCTACTGGCTCACAACTTGGTTGGAGACTGCTTTGCTTAGGGCTATTTGGTACCCTACTACTGTGGCTACTCAAAGCTATACTATCCGTAAGGTTATTTTAGACTATTTGGAGAAAACAGGTGACCCAACTCTTATTGATTTTAAACTGCACGATTTCGGTGCTCGTGGTGTTTCTAGCCTTGAGTCTGCGGCTATCGGAGGCGCGGCACACTTGGTTAACTTCATGGGTAGTGATACTATTTCTGGCGTTCTGTATGCTCGTGAATATTACAACGCTGGTGTATCCGGATTCAGTATTCCTGCCGCTGAGCACAGCACTATCACAAGCTGGGGTCGCGAAGGAGAAGTAGATGCTTACAGAAACATGCTCGCCCAGTTTGCAAAGCCTGGCTCTATTGTGGCTATCGTATCTGACTCTTACGATATCTACAATGCCGCTAGGAACCTCTGGGGTGAAGAACTTCGTCAACAAGTTGTTGATAGCGGGGCTACCGTTGTTATTCGTCCTGACAGTGGTGATCCTGAGACCGTGTGTTTGAAACTGGTTCAAATCTTGCACGACAAGTTTGGTGCAGTTAAGAATGCAAAGGGCTTCTGGGTTCTCAACAACGTTCGTCTAATCCAAGGCGACGGTGTAAACGAACACACCATTCGTTGTATCCTTGGTGCGTTCCAAGCATATGGTTATAGTGCAGACAACATTGCATTTGGTATGGGTGGCGCTCTACTTCAACAAGTTGATCGCGACACTCAAAAGTTTGCAATGAAGTGTTCTTCAGCTTTTATCGTTGGTAAAGGTTGGGTTGATGTGCAAAAGGATCCTATCACTGACAGTGGTAAAAAGTCTAAAGCAGGTCGCGTAACACTTTGGAAGTGCGGGAAAGAAATTCAATCTGCCGTTGAACAACCAAAGGGTTGGACCGACTATGGATTTGGTTGGGAAGAACTGCTTGTAGACGTGTATCGCGATGGTACCCTTGTAAAAGAGTACACTTTTGACGAGGTCCGTGCTAACGCCCGTGGCTAAAAAACAACAAAAACCCGCTTGTTTGACCCTTAAAAACGGTTGACCAAGTGGGTCTTTTATTGTATAATACTTGTATTGCAGTTAAGTTATAGGAGATTTCGATGAATTGTTCGCCCACTCTTACCGCAGATGAATTTAAGACCATCCATAACGCCTTGTGCGATATGCGAAGCGTTTACCAAACTTTGCAAGGCGTGGTTCGTGAGCCTATTACTGATAAACTTAGCAAAGCTATCAGCCAAATGGAACTTGGTCTTGCTAATGCCTACGATGAGGACAACAAGGCCTTTGACCGCAAAAGTGAACACTATCAAAGCGTCAGCGAGGACCTTGGTCTGAAGAGTATTTGGTCCGTATACGAAGTTGACAATCTTTCCGATCGCCATCCCTTTGAAGGTGCTGACCGTGTTGTTTACAAGGACCACTGGGGCGAGAAGCCTGTCCAATGTTCAATCAACGGCTTGACCTGGGCCGCTCTTTATGTTGCCGCAGATGCTTGCATTCGTGATAGTGGCGACAAGCACCACGTCTACATCGAGACGTTTACGCCCGACAGCAACGATCCTCGCACATTGATTCTTTCCACAGGGAGTTAAAATGATTCGTATAGTTTTCTTTTGGTTGATCCTGTTTGCCTTGTTCTTTTTTGGCATAAAGTTTCTTAGAAGTTTGTCCGGAAAAGAAGTTTGGGCATTGACAAAGGTAGCGGCTTATGCTATACTATGCTCACTGCTAACAACAGCATTTCTTATCACTCTCGTTATTCTTTTTTAAAGGTTCATCATGAAGCGTATTGCAACTCTTTCTCTTATCGCGGCCGCAGTTCTTGCTACTGGTTGCACTCGAATCGAAACTGGTGAGGTTGGTGTTCGAGTTGGCTTTGACAAACAAGTTCAAAGCGGCGAACTGCTCCCTGGTTCGTTTAATCAGGTCCTGATTGGAGATGTGCTAACTTTCCCTATCAAGGACGTTAATGTCAAGCTGGACGACATGACTCCTGTTGCCAAAGATAACTCCACCATGAAAGACGTTGATGCTGTGGTTATCTATAACATTAACCAAGCTCAAGTGGCAGAGCTTTACTCTACCAAGAGCCAAGCGTTCCATGCTCGTCACAACGGCGACATTTACCTGATGTACAACTACATCACCCAAGCCGCTCGCAATGCTATCTACAAAGAAGCACGTAAGTACGAAGCTCTGGACATGGCAGACAATCGCCAAGCAATGGAAGCCGCTATTAAAGAGCAAATCCAAAAGAGTCTTGCTGATGAAAAGCTGGACGGTAGTTTGATTGTTGGCCAAGTGCTGATTCGTAATGTTGTGCCAGCTGACTCAGTTGTTGCTTCTGCTAACGATTTGGTTCGTGCTAAAAACGAACTCAAGCAGAAAGAAGTTGAAGTTAAGACTGCTGAAGCAGAAGCTCGTCGTATGGCGGCACTAAGCAACCAAAGTGCTCAAAGTGTGCAGTTTATGCAAGCACAAGCCATGCTGAACATCTCCGAAGGTATTAAGAACGGCAAGGTGCAGACCATTGTTGTGCCCGCTAACTTTAACGCACTGATGATGCCTAAGTAATATGAACTTCCTTGAATGGCTAGGTTTGAAAAAAGTGGCCGATGATCTCGATCCAAAAAACGTAATTAAGTTTCCTGAACCCAAGGCAGTTCCTTATGTTGAGCCACCTAAGAAGGAAGAGCCTGCAACGGTTTACTATCGGTTTGGTATTACTGATAAGAACCGTCTGGCTTTCCAAATGGGCTACAGCGAAATTACAATGAACAAGCAAGGCGTTCAGAATCTGATCGATCAGCTTGAATTTTTTAAAGACCAACTTGAGGACGAACAATGAAACAGCGTGGAATGACATTGATTGAAATCCTAGTTGGATGTATTATTGTTGCCACGATAATCATGATTGCTATCCCGGTCCTAGTCGGGAACAGTCAAGGTAACGGCAACGTGAGTTGGGGTGTAAACGGTATGACCGAAAGCCGTTGCATCGAAGGCTACAAATTTGTTATGGATCAAAAAGGCAACGCTCGTCAGATCCTTGATGAGTTTGGCAAAGGCGTCAAGTGTGAAAACCCTAACGCTGGTAAGCCAGGTGCCTTTGGAAAGTTCTAAATGGATATTAAGAAACCAATTAAAAGCGTAAAGCCAACTGAGCTACATTATGACTTGATGGGCCGAGCTTTTAAAGAAGGCCAGTATGTTGCAGTTGCTGATGGTGGCCTTTATATTGCACAAGTAATTCGTTTCACTCCTAAGATGGTTGAAATTGAAAAGGTTGGGGGTAAGTTTAGGAGCAAGCGTTTGCGTTATGCAAGCGACATGGTCATCCTAGATGGCCCAGATGTGTTTATGTGGGTGTTGACTAATGGACTTTAAGACCAAAGAAGAAGCATACAACTTCTTGGTTAGAGCAGGCATTATTCGACCCAACGAACGCACATTAGAAGGGCAAGAAAAAGAAGAAATGTGGTTGATACTACAGTTGTTAGAATCAACCCACTCGACCAACAACCAACGTTTTATTACGGAACATTACACATACGGTGACAACAAGTATCAAGTTACCTTTTTCAACGAAAAAGACTTTGAAATCACTGAAATTAAACCCTAACGCATAATTAAAGTTATCTGAATAAGGAAGTACAAATGGCAGATATTATCGATGACGCACAAGAAGCAATGGAAGCTCAAGAAGAACTTCGTCGCGCTACGGCTAAAGAGTTTAAGCCTATTCGCACAGGATTTTGCATCGAGTGTGAAACACCAACCGAGTATACATTTTGCTCACCTGAGTGTCGAGACGACCACGAAAAGCGTGAGAAGATGAAAGCTATTAACGGCAAGTAAGTTAAATATCAGTTATGGAGTTCTTCGTAACTGATAATCAGCTTTTAAAGCAAGCTACACTAGAAGTACCCATCAAGGATGGGTATTTTGATGGGCACTTTGTAGACTATTATATCCGTCATTTTGACAATGACGGATTTCAGCTTAACCGTCTGGAACAAGGTTATTACGAAGCACAGGGAATAGAAACGCCTGAATGCTTAGGTGTGCGTGCCGCACAATATGATTGGTTCAGCTTAATCAATCCGGGTAATTTTATTATCGACCATTCACTGGTTATAACAAGATGCGCCTATGTTGGCCGCGCTCGTGAACAACTTGAGCAGATGAGCCAACTATACCCTTATCTAAAGAAATACCTATTGCTGAAACCTAAATGGGGTTTTGACTTTGCGCTCGAGTATGCTGGCGAGGACTACCTGGAAGTTATACACATTGAGCAGGATTTTGATAGTTACCAAGAAGCGGTAGATCGCAAGGGGCAGTTCGAAGAACTGGTGCTACACGAAGACTGGGAACTGTTTGTTAAAGAACTTATAAAGCATAAGACTCTTTGGGAACCGCTACAAGGTATGGAGAGAAATGATTGGAAAGCTCGGTTTTGGGGGTTTAACAAAGCTGAACGAACACTGAAGGCTTTCTAATAAATATCCCATGGCCAGTAAAGAAGATTTTGTCAGCGGAAACATTGACTACCACGACACATTAAATCCTATCGCATGGGACGACAGCGATAAGCTTCGTAGCGAAGTACAGCTAAAGCTATTAGAAATTGCTCGTGTATTCGTTAAGTACCTAGATATTCCTAACTTTGAGGTAGTTGACATTGTGCTTACTGGTAGCATGGCCAACTACAATTACACAAAGTATTCCGACTTTGACATCCATGTAGTGACACATTACGCAAACTTACAAAGTGATGAAATAGCAGAAGCATTTTATCGTGCAAAAAAAGAAATTTGGAACAACGAGCACGATATCAAAATACGCGGACACGAGGCCGAGCTATACGTTGAAGATTCGGAAACGCCACCTGTTTCTGGCGGCGTGTATAGCATATTAAGAGACGAGTGGATTAACAAGCCCGAATATGATCCACCACGTATTAACAATACAGCAGTTAACGCCAAAGTAAAAGACCTTGTTAGACAAATTGCTCATGCAATCAAAGACGGCGATATCAATGATATTGAACGCATTAGAACAAAGATTCGAAACATGCGTAAGTCTGGACTTGCACGAGCAGGTGAGTTTGGTGTAGAAAACTTATCGTTTAAAATTCTTCGTAACGAAGGCTACCTAGATAAGCTACACAAGGCATACATTGCATTACAAGATCAAGAACTAAGTTTAGAAGGACAAATTAACGAAGGTGCCAGCAGTATTCTGTATCACTTTGCTAGTATTCGTTCGGCACTAAACATTCTAAACACTAAACACTTTGAACTAAGTTCTGTTACAGGTAACAAGAGCGAAGAACAATATGCTCCTAAGGATCATCCTTACTTTTTATCGCTAACACGAACACGAGTTGGCGACTATCATCGCTATGTTGGTACTGGTGGTGTGCTATTTGTTTTAGATGGCACGTGGTTTAATCGCAACCATAAAGTTACACCCATTGACTATTGGGAACGTGCTTGGCAACACAGCCCAGATCGTAGCCGCGAAGCAGAGGACCGTGTATTCTCTAAGACGCCTACTATACCAATTGATAGCGTACAAGAAGTCCACGTACTATTAAAAGAACAAGACAAGTGGCGTAGTCCAGAAGCACGTCAACTGATGATTGCTTCTAAAAAGTCCGGTATACCAACTTACTTCTATGTTGACGAAAAGAACTGGCGCTTACTAAACAAAGCCAAGAGCATCAGTGTTAAAGACTCTGGCGGTGTGTTAAGTGGACAAATGCCAACCAAGCCAATGTACAGCCCAGAGCGCGATTACTTAGAGCCTTGGCTAGAACTAATTTACAAAAACAGCAAAGCAGACTTATCCGACCGTGCCGAAAAGACACGCTACAATTTAGTATACTACGGAAGCAGATATCGTAATGAAGACAGTGGCTTAGGCGGCGACTTGAGCAATGCTCGTAAACCAGACCAAGGTGCTAGCCGTCGTAGTGCTATTAAGATCATTGACTACATGTTAAAGAACGGACACAAGACTCCACTAGACTTAAAGAACTTCTTATCAGACAAGTGGGAAAAGATTGCTGAACTTGATCGTGCTAAGAAAGAATCGTTTACCACAATGCAACTTGCTATCATGGAAGGTGGGCATTCGCTTGATGAAGATGATCTAACAAAAATTAAATTAGGTGGAAG